GGTGCCAGAGATAAATTGCAAACAACTATAGATCAAACAGATCCAGAAGTAATTCAAGCAAGATTAGCACAAAGAGATTTTGATACACAAATTTTACCAAGTTTAGCCATGGTTGACGACATGGAAATTCCTGCATCAAAAGAAGAAATAGATGCGGCTCAAGATAGATTTATGGAGGAAAGAGGTATTGATCTTTCTGTGCTTGATAATATTGATGAAGAAAAAACTGGGCTACCTCCAATAATAAAATCTTTAGTAGCTCCTGATCAAACATTTAATCAATTTTTAGCAGATGGTGGCCGTGTTGGATTTAGCAATGGTGGAGCAGCAGGGGCCGATGAAAGTTTTGCAAAAGAATTAGAGTATTATTTTTTAAACCCAGATTCAGAATTACCGCAAGCACAAAGTTTTAAAGAAACTATGAACCCTATAGAAATATTAAATGACATGATAGATCCAAGAAACTTACCATACTATGCAGATGTTTTACTAAGATCAGGTGTTCGTGTAGGCGAGTTTGCTGGAAGAATATTACCAGCAGCAGGACGATTAGCATCTGATTTAATTAGAAGACCTGCATTTAAAGTTATAGGTGATGGTGGTAATTATGTTCAAGATTATGATGAGGTGCCAGAAACAAATATAAAAGGCACAGGAATATTTACAGAATTTTTAGAAAACATAACACCGACCGCTACAGAAAAAGCAATTGGATTAGAGTCATTAATTCAAACAGAAGAACAAAAATTAAAAGACAGAAGATCAACTATTGGTCCAAAAGTTTTTGCAGATACATTTGGTCTTGGATTAGAACTTACAGCTCCAATATTTCCTGGTTTAAAATTATTAAATGCTTACTCAGCAGCAAAAAAATTACCTAAAGATAAAGTTACAGAAGAATTATTGAACAAAGAAATAGACCAAGTTCTTGCTCAAAAAGGTATGTCCAGAAGAGAATTTTTACAAATGTCTGGAGCAGGTGCAACAGTTGCTCTGGCTAAAATGTTAGGCATTGTAGATTTCTTTCCTAAAGCAGGTAAAGTTTCTAGAGCTGCTTCAAAAATGGCTATGGATACACAGGTTACAGGAATGCCTGCATGGTTTAAAGATGCAGTATACGCTATTGAAAGAAAAGGTGTTTTAAAATCTAGAGGAGACATAAAAGGTGTAGAGCCAGACTTTTTTGAAATGACACTAAATACAAAAGCTGGAAATAAAAAAGTGTTAATGAGTAAAAACGATACCACTGGTGAAATTACGATAGATTGGACAACAAATTATTATGATACAGAGATACCAGTTACTATAACTTATAAACCTGGAGAATCAGGATATCAAAATTTATTATCTGATCCAGAGTTTCCACAATCTGTAGAGCGATATAATGTAGAGGTAGGTGCACCTGAGTTTGAATATAAAACAGTCGATGTTGAAAGCATGGGACCTGAAGATACAAGTTTTGATTCTGCTATTAATTTAGATATTAAAGAAGAAGCAGATGCAGTCGTTGAAGCGTTAGAAGAATTAGGATTAACTTTAACAAAGAGTCAGAAAAAAGAAGCAGCAGAAAATTTTAGATACTATAATGAAGTTGAATTAGATGATGGTTTTGGACCAGATACTCAAAATCCTATAGATGAGAATGATGTGTATACGCTCATGGACACCATTCAGAGAAACAAAAAATGATCAAAAGACTAACGAGAACAATACCACCTAAAAGGGGACCTAATCCACAAGGCTTGAATGTTCCCTTAAAACAAGTTAAAACAGTGAACCTGGAGAATATAAATGGCAGAAATAGACAAAACGTTACCCAACGTAAAAACATCTATCGAGGTTAATCCTCAAGAAGAAATAGAAATTGAACAACAGAAAGCAGAAGAAGCTGCTGACCCTGGAGTAGAAGTAAACCCATTAGAGGATGGTGGTGTTGAAGTTAACTTTGATCCAAGTAAAGTTAACATAGAAGGCACACCAGGACACTTTGATAATTTAGTAGAATTATTACCCGATGAAGTTTTAGATCCGATTGGTAATGAACTAGCACAAAATTATGTTGACTACAAATCTTCAAGAAGAGATTGGGAACAATCTTACATACAAGGTTTAGATCTTTTAGGATTTAAATATGAAAATAGAACAGAGCCATTTCAAGGAGCTTCAGGTGCAACACACCCAGTTTTAGCTGAAGCTGTAACACAGTTTCAAGCTGGAGCTTATAAAGAATTATTACCTGCAGAAGGACCAGTTAGAACACAAGTAGTTGGTAAACCTGATCCAACAAAAGAGGCACAAGCTCAACGTGTTAAAGATTACATGAACTACGAGTTAATGGAAAACATGGAAGAGTACGAACCTGAATTTGATCAGATGTTATTTCATTTACCACTTGCAGGTTCTACTTTTAAAAAAGTTTACTACGATGATTTATTAGGTAGAGCAGTTTCTAAATTTGTTCCAGCAGATGATTTAGTTGTGCCATACATGGCAACAAGTTTAAATGATGCAGACTCAATAATACAAACAATTAAAATTTCAGAAAATGATTTAAGAAAACAACAAGTCGGAGGTTTTTACTCTGACATAGATTTAGGACCACCAAGTGATCCAAATAAAAATGATGTAGAAAAAAAAGAAAAAGAATTAGATGGCACTAAAAAAGTTGGTAAACAAGAACCAGTTTATAATTTATTAGAGTGTCACGTAAATTTAGATTTAGAAGGATTTGAAGACAAAGACGATGAGTTAAATCCTACAGGAATAAAATTACCATACATAGTTACAGTTGATGAAGGCTCAAAAAAAGTTTTATCTATTAGACGTAACTATCAACCCACAGATCCAAAGAGAAATAAAATTCAATATTTTGTTCATTTTAAATTCTTACCAGGTCTAGGATTTTATGGCTTTGGATTAATTCACATGATTGGCGGATTGAGCAGAACTGCAACTGCTGCTCTCCGTCAATTATTAGATGCAGGTACACTATCTAATTTACCTGCAGGATTTAAGCAAAGAGGAGTAAGAGTTAGAGACGAAGCAGCTCCTATACAACCTGGTGAGTTTAAAGATGTCGATGCACCAGGCGGTAGTTTAAGAGATGCTTTCTTCCCTCTACCATACAAAGAACCATCTGCAACTTTGTTACAATTGATGGGCATAGTTGTTGGTGCAGGTCAAAGATTTGCAGCTATCGCTGATATGCAAGTAGGTGATGGTAATCAACAAGCTGCTGTTGGAACAACTGTTGCATTATTAGAACGTGGCTCACGTGTCATGTCTGCAATACACAAAAGATTATACACTGCCATGAGATCAGAATTTAAATTATTATCAAAAGTATTTAAAACTTATTTACCTCCAGTTTATCCGTACGATGTCGTGGGTGCTACAAGAGAAATAAAACAAATGGATTTTGATGACAGAGTTGATGTTTTACCAGTTGCAGATCCAAATATATTTTCTATGGCACAAAGAATTACAATGGCACAAACAGAGTTACAATTGGCTACATCTAATCCACAAATACATAACTTGTATGGCGCGTACAGAAAAATGTATGAAGCTCTAGGTGTAAAAGATATTGATCAAGTTTTACCACCACCAGCTCCAATGCAACCAATGGACCCAAGTTTAGAACACATAAATGCTTTGGGTGGCAAACCTTTTCAAGCTTTTAGAGGTCAAGATCACCAGGCACATATAACTGCGCATTTAACTTTTATGTCAACTAACATGGTTAGAAACAATCCGCCTATTATGGCTGCTATACAAAAAAATATTTTGGAACATATTAGTCTAATGGCACAAGAACAGATAGAATTAGAGTTTGAAGAACAATTAAGACAAATACAAGTGTTACAAGTTCAAGCTCAACAAGACCCGATGGCTGCACAACAGATACAAAAGTTTGGACAAGACATTGAAGCTAGAAAATCTGTCTTGATTGCAGAGATGACAACAGAGTTTGCTAGAGAAGAAAAAGAAATTACATCACAATTTGATGCTGATCCTCTTTTAAAATTAAAATCTAGAGAAGTTGACCTTCGTGCTATGGAAAATCAACGTAAAAAAGAGGCTGACATGGCACAAATGGAGTTAAACAGAGCAAAATTAATGCAAGCAAAAGATCTTTCTGACAAAAAATTAGATCAAAACGAAGATTTAGCTAAATTAAGAGCTGGAGTCAGCCTTGCAAAGACAGGAATTGACCAAGCCCAGGTCATGATAGAGGAATAATTATGCCATTAAACGAAAAAGGTAAAAAAATTATGAAATCTATGAAGAAACAGTACGGTAAAAAGAAGGGCGAGACTGTTTTCTATGCATCAAAGAATAAAGGTGTTATAAAAGGAGTGGAAAAAACCAAAAAAAGGAGCAAAAATGCAAAAACTTGATAAAATCAAAGAAGTTAAAGTTGCAGAGCAGAGTATTGAAGTAGACCCTAGATCTAAAACTACTGCTGACCAAGCATTTAACTACATTGCAACAGGAAAACCTGACATGCCAGTTGGTGGTCAGAAAAGAATGTTGCCAGAAAAGAAAAGAAACTCAAAAGCGTACTAATTTATGTGGTTCAGTGCACTTAAACTTGGCTTAAACGCTGCAACGCACATCTATAAGAAAAAACAAGAGACGAAGATGGCGATGGCAGACGCTCAACACATGCATGCATCTAAAATGGCTAGAGGTGAGAGCGAATACCAAGGTAAATTATTAGAAGCTAGACAGTCGGACTGGAAAGACGAATTCGTGTTGGTCGTGTTGACGCTCCCGATACTAGTGATTGCTTGGGGTGTCTTCTCGGACGATCCTGGTGCAGCTGCAAAGATAAAAGAATTCTTTGAGCAGTTCCAGCAGCTCCCGTCATGGTTCACAAACCTGTGGATCCTTGTCGTGGCGAGCATTTATGGTATAAAGGGAACGCAAATATTTAAAAACGGAGGAAAAAAATAATGCCTAATAGATTGTACAACAAGCAAGTCACACCTAAAGGTTATAGAAAAGGTGGACCTGTTGACAAAATAAATAAAGCTTTTGGACCAAAAAAGAAAAAAGCTAAAAAGAAAAAATCTTTTCCTGACTTAAACAAAGATGGCAAAGTAACTTTTGCTGACGTGTTAAAAGGAAGAGGAGTAAAAGC